TGACACCGAGGCTCGCATCGCTGCTGGCCAAGCCGGCGATGACGAGGAGCTCGACAACGAAGAGTCGGACAACGACAGCACCGATTCCGATGATTCGGAGCTCGACCCGGTAAACGCCAGCCTGGATATGGGCAGCAAGCCCAAGCGTCCTGTCACTAGTGGAGTCGTTTCCAAGATGCGCATCGAAGCCGCTGCTGAATCCAAACGTATCGCCGGCATCCGCAAGGTTTGTGCTGGCAAGCATTCAGAGATCGAAGCTCGCGCCATTGAAGAAGGCTGGAGCGTTACCAAAACGGAGTTGGCAGTGCTACGAATCGAACGACCTAAGGCTCCTGATCAACAGGCGAGCCAACCGATGTACCGTCGCGAAGTTCTCGAGGCAGCTTGCTGTCTATCGGTAGGACTCGACGAAACCAAGTTGCTCAAGGCTTATGGCGAGCGCACGCTCAACTCTGCCGACCCGCTGCGGCACATTGGCTTGCGAGAACTTGTCGCTGAATGCGCGCGATTGGAGGGCCACGACATTCCGCGCGTGTTCGGCGACGGTACCGCAACGATTCGTGCTGGCTTCTCGACGATGTCGCTCCCTGGCATCCTTGAGAACGTCATGAACAAGACGCTCTTGTCTGCCTACGAGTCGACGCCGATCGCTGCGTTCGATCTCTGCAGTATCGGGACTGTCAGCGACTTCAAGGAGATCTCGCGTTACCGTTTGCTCGGTACCGGCGGTTTCGAAAAGGTCGCGCCGGATGGTGAATTGAAGCATGGCAAACTCTCGGACCAAAAGTACAGCAACAAGGCTGATACCTATGGTCAGATCCTCGCACTGACTCGGCACGACATCATCAACGATGATCTCAACGCGTTCATGGATATCCCTCGTCAAATGGGACGCAGCGGTGCTGAGTCGATCGATGAGCTGTTCTTCACGCTGCTGCTCAAGAACACCGCGTTCTTTTCGTCGGCCAACGGTAACCTGCTCACAGGACCTGACACTAAGTTCGGCCCTGATTCCCTGACCATTGCTAAGACCACCTTCCGTAAGCAGAAGGTTGGACCAGGCAACAAGGCCAAGGATCAAAAGCCAATCAACATTCGGCCTGAGTTCTTAGTCGTTCCCGTCGAGATCGAAACCGATGCGGAACTGCTGATGGGCTCGGCGCAGTTGATGATGGATGCCCAAGGGACGCCGACCAAGATTCCAGTCGACAACCCTCACCGCAACAAGTATCGCGTTATTTCAACGCCGCACTTGTCGGACAGCTACTACCAGGGAGCCAGCGGCTCGGCTTGGTATCTGTTCGCCAATCCAAATGTGCTTCCTGCGTTCGAGATCGTGTTCCTCAATGGTCGACGTACGCCGGTCATCGAGCGCGTTGAAATGCCGGCCAACACACTGGGCATGGGCTTCCGTTCTTACATCGACTTCGGTGTGAACTCGCAAGACCCACGCGCCGCTGTGAAGGTCACCGGCGAGTAAGCCTCCACTCCTGTCCGTTCCGAAACCAACCATTTTTCGTCCTCCAGGATTCCATAGTCCATGCAAGCTCAATTCGTTCATGACGGTAAGGCCGTCGATTTCACTCCCACCGTTGATGTTGCCGTTGGATCAATCGTGATCCAAGGTGACCTAGTAGGCATCACCAAACGCGACATCAAAGCCGGCTCGCTAGGCTCCATCGCTGTGGAAGGTGTCTTTGATATTCCCAAAGACCCCGCTCTGGCTGTCGAGTTCGAAGCTGGCACCAAAGTCTACGTTGACGAGGATGGCAGCGTCGTCGCTGACGATGTTGGCACCAAGTATCTCGGCAAAGTCGTGACTGATGCAGCCGCCACTGATTCCTTTGTCCGCGTTCGCCTGAGCCAGTGATGAGACACCGTGAGCAACAACGCACAAATCATAAACATTGGAGCGATCCACGTTGCTGACGGCACGACTGTCGACTTTGTACCTGAGGTTGATGTGCCTGCAGGTTCGATCGTCGTCGTGGGAAAGCTTGTGGGCATCGCCAAGTTTGGGATTGGTGCGGGCTCACGAGGCAGCATCACGGTTCGCGGCGTCTTCGATGTCGTGAAAGACCCAACCACCAACATTCCCGCTGGAACGATCCTTTACTGGTCGCAGATCAGCTGGCATGTGGTCAAGAACGCTTACGCCCATTCGATGATCGGCAAAGCCATAGAAGCCGCGCCGCCAGGCACACTCACAGTCCGTTTACGTTTGAGTCAATAGATGATGGCATCAATTGCAAAAGTAACTATCGATCGAGCTCGCGCAACGCAGTCCTTGCGGATGGCCAATGGTCTAGTCAGCCAATGGCTCTCGGTGGGCGAGTTCCGAAGTTGCTTTTGCGTGGCAAGCCAGTCAGTTCCATCGGCATGGATCATCGAAGGTCGTTTACCCAACGGCGATAACGTCCAACTCGCCAGTTATGAAACCGACTTGTTTGATCCGGCCAACCCACGCTACGTCACGATGAAGGCTATGTGTGGGCTGCCTATTCGATTCGTTGCGGCTACGCCTCAAACGAACGCGCGATTGTGGGTGGTATTCAAGAGTTAGCGACGACTACCGCTGGCCCGCACCAGGGGCACGAGTTGGGCCTCGGCTCTCCAAACGATCCTTGCGTTTGCGGTCCAGCGTTAGTTGTCACTTCACAATGTTTCTGTTTTCTCTGCTTAAGGATCTGTGTTCTATGAGAATCTCAATTCACGTCGCCATGTTGGCGATCCTCACTTACCTTGCATCTACTGTCTCAGCACAGGAGGTGGTTTGCAAAGATGGCCAATGTTCGATTATCCAATTGGTTCCTCTCACTGAAGAGATTCAGATCGATACATCCACCATCGAAAGCTCGGCCGCTAGCGATGAGGATCGATTCACCCAAGTCATTCGAGCCACAGTTCGTGTCACCATTAGCGGCGTTTGCGGGAGCGGAACGGTTGTCGGTCGCGATGCTGATGGAAACGCGATCGTTCTTACCAACGCTCACGTAGCGGGCACTCAACGAGGTCGCACCGTTAACCTCGAACGGTGGAACTCAGATGGTTCCGTTGAGCGAGGCCGAGGAGCTATCATCTCTTCCGGATATGGCCGAGGGATGAGCGTCGACTTTGCCTTGCTTAAATGCAACGCTGAGTTTGCAAAAGATGTCCGCCCGATCCCGCTCGCCGACCGTTATCCAACCAAGGGGGCAATGGTCAGCACTTACGGCTGCCCTCGCTGTGAATGGCCTAGCTTGCAAGTGCTTAGCTTGAATCGTAGCGAAGGACAAATTCTTACTTGGAAGCCCGAAGCGATTGGAGGTCGTAGCGGTTCTAGCGTGATCGACTATACCGATGTTGGTCCTCGTGTCGTTGGGCTCCTCACTTGGGGAGGCGGAGGCGAAGGGCTTGGTCAATCGACTCCGTTCTTGCTCCAAGCCATGAAGGGCCGTCTGCCGAAATCGCTCGAGGCTCTGCCACAAGGTGTACGCGAAGTTTCCGATGAGCAGGAAAAGTACCACGTTGCGACTTGGCCGACTCAACCTCTGGCTGTGTCGAATCAAACAAGCGATCCCGCGTCACAAGATGTCATTGACTCCATCGTTGAGCCTGATCAAGAAACTATCCTGCGTCCACGTCCTCGGGACGAAGACGGAAAACGCAATCCTGCGGATAGACCTGTCTTGGGATTATTCGAACGCATTCAACGCTGGATTCGCGACAAGCTCCTTATCGGATTGCTTGTGATTGGAGCCTTCGCCGCAGGCGTCCTTTTCGGACGATCGGGAAGAAAGATTCTGCCTGTGTAGCATGCGTCCGTTCAAAGTTGTTGTTTTTCGTCTCTATGCTCTAGGACACAAGTCTGCACTATGTTTCATTGGATTGGATACTTGCTGTGTTGCTATTTGTCGGCGGATCTTTTGGCTGGCTTCTGGCATTGGTGGGAAGATCGTTATGCGGATGTGAAGTGGCCATTGATTGGCGATTGGATTGCCAAGCCCAATCAGCTGCATCATGACCAGCCTTTGGCATTCCTAGATCAAGGTTATTGGTCTCGCAACTCAACAACGATCATTCCCGCAGCGATCGCGTTCTTGCTAACGGTACCGCATCCAATCTGTGGAGTATTTGTGTTTGTGAGTCAAGCAAACGAGATTCACGCCTGGGCTCATAGCAAGGGAAAGGTCGCCTCATGGATCGACGCACTGCAATCGATGGGTTTGTTGCAATCTCCAAAGCATCACGCACAACATCACGTTGATCCATTTGAATCGAAGTACTGCGTGATGACTGACCTGCTCAATCCACTGCTTGATCGACTCAAGTTCTGGCGACGATTGGAGTGGATTGTTGAGCGAACGCTGGGAGTTGTTCCAAACAAATGAGCTATCTACTGAAGAACGGCCAGGAGTGGCTTGCCTCAAAACTCACCCAACACGCATCTCGTCAGGTCGTATATCGCCGAGGAGAGCTGGGGGCCACGCTCCAAGCAACGATTGGCAAGTCGATGTACGACCAGGACGATGGCGAAGGCATCGTGACTCGCAGCCAAGTCCGTGATTTTCTGATCGATACCTATGCCCTACTTTCCTCGATTATCGGAACGTTGCCACGCCGCGGTGACACCATCGTGGAGATCGATGGCGACC